GCATGCTACCAGTCGGCAGGATAATGTCATCCCCGTATATTGCTACAGCTCCCAACTCACCCATAACCTCCACAACTGCAGAGGAGATACCCCAGAACAGAAGTGTTTCGAGTTCAAAAGTGAACCCGTTGCCCATGCTAGAGAACTTCTCTAGCTCGAGCCACTTACCGTTCACATAGGCATAGGGCGAGCGAAGGGCGTCTAACAAACACGCCCAGTCGTAGGGAAGAAGTTGCCAAACAACTTCTCTACTGACGGAATCGCTAGCAGAAGCTAAATCCACTGTTGCCAGTGAACCATCCCTTGACCCAATCTCAGCCAGAATTTGGTTGAGAGTTTGGTCATCGAGATCGATCCCGCGACGTTTTAGACGTCTTCGTATCAATTGGCCAATCCCCAACTGGAGAAAAACATTTCCAGTCGGTTCAATGGCAATAACACGATCCGTCTTAGCGTCCTTGTCAACAGTTGTGACCCTGCAACCTTTAACGATGTTGAAGTTGGCATCGAGAAGGCTGGCTGACCCAACCAGGTCAGTACCGAATCGAGATTTCATCCAGTGGATGTCCTCGGACATCACATGAGACAAAATATCTCGCGCAGAGGCCGTAACGCTGATTTGATCCTCACGGATCTTATCATCCACGGTCGCATCTTCTCCCTTAAGAGAGAAGGTGGCTCCGGGACCCCACCTGCAAAACTCCCAGAGATCGGTTTTCCTCAAATCACCTAAAAGGCCAGCAATTTTACGTTGAGCAGTAAAAATTACTGCTTCAACGCGTGGTGAAAAGCCACGCTGCTGACCAAGGATGAGGCGAGTATTTACCATTCTCATGTGAGACTCGACAGCGAACCACTTGTCGAGGGCAACGGCTCCTGTGTCCACACCCGTCTTTAGCCCCTTCCATTTAGAAAGGAACTTGACAGCGGCGTAGTCACGTCGGAAGTCGTCACCGTTTGCATAATCCTGAGGGTTAACTTTCTTTTCTGAAAGTTGCCTATGCTCCCCGTACTTATAGAGGAGCCAACAGGATAACGCTACTGGAGTAGCTAAACCCTCCCAGAAAAGAAGAAGGGTTGGCTGAATGTTCATGCGCCTCTCCTAATTAAGTTTAGGAGGGACTCAGTTCCAATCTTTCAACTGGAACTGATACTCTAGCACGGATGCCAATCCGTGAGAGAGCGTCCAATCTGATTTCCAAGTCTTCGGACGGCGAGACTCGATATAATGTCGAATAAATCCGGCATCATATTCTGCCTTTGCAGTCCAAAG